CACTCAACTCACAGGCGGCTTACAACGCTGCCCCGACCGCTGAGGGCTACCGACAGGGCGGTCTCGGCGCAGGTGTTACAAATTGGGATGGCGGAACGTGGAACACATTCAACGGTTACAATCCGTTCATTCCCTGCGGCATCACTGACAGCCTTGGCAATAACACAGGCGTTGTCGCATATCATCTTGAGAACGAGGACGGCTCTATCAGCAAGGACTTTGAAGTTCCTCGTTATCACGGCATAGAGAACCCATTCGGGCATATATGGCAGTGGACTGACGGTATCAATGTCCGTATCAGTGCCACCAAAGCCAACGGCGGCGATGAGTTGAGCAAAGTCTATGTTTGCTCTGACCCCTCAATGTTCAGTGACACAGGTTACACAGGCTATAGCCATGTCGGGAATGAAGCCCGAAACGATGGGTACGTCAAAGAAATCATCTTCGGTATCGGCGGCGAGATTATGCCCAAGGTATGCACAGGCGGCGGTTCAACGACCTACTTCTGTGACTATCACTACACCAACATTCCCAATTCAGGCGAAGTGTTGCGTGGGGTTCTGTTCGGCGGTTACGCGTATACTGGTGCGGGTGCGGGCTTCGCTTATGCGCGCTCGAATTACGCTCCCTCGGGTTCGATTGCGTGCGTCGGCTCTCGCCTTTGCTTTTTACCGCAAAGCGAAGCGCGATAATCGTCTCCCCTGACCGTCAGAGAGTGTGCGACAAAGACTGATGAAGAAACAAATAAAGGTAGGTTGCTCTCGTGGGGTTCTGTTCAGCGGTAACGCGAATAACGGTGCGAATGCAGGCTTCGCTTATGCGAACTCGAATAACGCTCCCTCAGGTACGAATGCGAACATCGGCTCTCACCTATGCTTAGACAACAGGCCACGCGCCTGTCATCATAAAATACATAGAGCAACAGCCCTGCCCCTTGGCAAAACAGTAGTAAAACTCAATAAAGGTGTTGGTAGGAACGCCCCTTGTATCGGCTACCGAAGACTCCGAGTAAGAAAAGCAAAGCAATGAAACGTGTAAGCAATTTATACGAACAAATAATCTCTGTTGGAAACCTGCGTCTCGCTGATGAAAAAGCGAGACGTGGGAAAGCCAACTCTTACGGTGTGCAAGCTCACGACCGAAACAGAGAAGCGAATATACAGGCTCTCCACGAAGCGTTGCTGACAAAGACTTTCCGCACATCTCAGTATGACGTGTTCACGATACACGAACCGAAAGAGCGAATAATTTACCGTCTCCCATATTACCCTGACCGCATAGTTCATCACGCCATAATGAACGTGCTTGAAGATATATGGGTGCGCACGTTTACCCACAACACGTTCTCTTGTGTCAAAGGACGCGGCATAGAGGGCTGTGCGCAATACGTCACAAAGATTATCCGCAAATATAACGGACGCCCCCTGTACTGTCTCAAAATTGACATCAGGAAGTTTTATCCCTCAATCAAGCACCGTGTTCTGATGAGGATTGTGCGCCGCAAAATCAAAGACAAAGATTTGCTGTGGCTTCTTGATGAGATAATTTGTTCCGTCAGAGAGGTAAAAACGCCTTTATCCACACCAAGAGAGAGACCGCTTGGAAAAAGATATTTAAGTATGAGTAAGCAACCGCATAAAAAGGCTGCTTACAATGTGGATGAAAAGGACAAAACTGAATCAGAAGGTTTACCTATTGGTAATTATCTGTCACAGTATCTCGCCAATTTGGTGCTGTGCTATTTTATGCACAAAATCAATGAAGTGCTGAAATTAGACAGCGCGGAATATGCCGATGACATCATCTTTCTTGCAGATAACAAAGAGACCCTGCGAGACGCTCTCAACAAATTCATCAGACCATACATCGAAGAAGAGTTAGAGTTGAAATTGAAAGATAATTGGCAGATTTTCCCGATTGCTGAAAACAGAGCTGACCGTCACGGCAGAGCGTTGGATTTCGTGGGTTATAAGTTTTATCGCCGACAGAAATTCATTCGCAAATCAATAAAGCAGAACTTCTGCCGAGCCGCCGCACGTCTCAATAAGCGGAAGAGACCGCTGACAGCCACCGAATACAAACAGGCTGTCGCGCCTTGGCTCGGTTGGGCGAAGCATTCCAATTCAAAACATTTACTCAAAACTATAATTAAAAAAGAATTTCATGAAAGCATTTTATGATGAGAAGCCCTCGGTGCTTGAAGCCGTGGGTAATGGCAGTTTCCTTTACCGCCGCAACATCGAAGAGCAGACAGTTGATCTACGCGCCGAGGGCGAAGATGAGCCTGTCGCAACCAAGACGCAGTTTACCTGTGACGAGGTTACGGTCTTTGAACCGCTCACATCTAACCGCATCACGGAAGCAGTCATTACCGACCGCTGGCCGTCAACTTATGAACAGAAGCTCGTCAACGAGTACAACGCCGCCGCCCTCGGTCTTGTCGGAGGGGCAAAGTCAAGCGATGAAGCAAAGTCGCGTATTGACGCTTACAAGGCGTTCCTGTCAGAACGTGCCGACATCAAAGCACAGGTTGACGCAGACTGCGCCGCCCTCGGTATCAAGTAAACATCAGAGATATGGCAAAACAAGCAAAACGGTTCAGCGAACTCGGAATTAAACCTGCTGACAACGGCAAGGTTTTCAACTGTCAGCAAGTTTCGATTACCGACATTCTCAACAGCGAAATTGAAATACTTGCATTCCAACCAAACCTGCACACGGCGCACGGAGATGGGCGTTATCTGATACATTTCAGAACCACGGAAGACAACATAGAGGGTAAGTTTTTCACGAACTCCACCAATCTGAAAAGTTGTCTTGACCAGATGAAGGAAGAAGATCTGCCTGTCATCACTATCATTAAAGCCGTCAAGTGCGGAAAGGGTAAAATATATCAATTTACCTGACAATCCCGAAAGACTTAAAATGCGGCTCTATTACGGGTCGCATTTTATGATTGGCACAAGTTATCAATGCGACAGCGGAACGCCGTAATACGCGAAATTCCGTACAAATAACAAACATCAGACAAACCGATGATAATATTTAACAAACAAGGCGGCAGGATACTCAATGTAACGGTTGATGACAACAGTTACAGGCACAGACAGGTTATGGGCGACCACAACCTGACCCTGTATTTTTCGCTGTCAGAACACGTTGAAATTCCTGTCGGCTCATATTGCGACTTTGAGGGTCAGCGATACTTTCTCAAACGCCCCGAAGCGTTGAAGATGATACATAGCCGCAACTTTGAATACACGGTTACGCTTGAAACATATCAGGCAGACTCGAAGATTTGGAAGTTCCGCAATCCTGTGGACGGTCGGCTCAAATTCCCCCTGACGGCAACACCGCGAGAACACTTGCAGATGTTCGTTGATAATATGAACCGCCGTGACACAGGGTGGTCGGTCGGCGATTGTATAGAGGGCGAAGCGAAGCTCATCAGTTACGACCACGCTTACTGTTGGGACGCTCTCTGTCAAATGGCTGACACTTTTGAAACGGAGTTTGAGATTGAGCAGAAGCGCGTCTCGCTGAAACGTGTCGAATACAACAAGACCAATCCGCTCCCCCTGTCATACGGCAAGGGGAAAGGTTTTAAGTCAGGGCTTGGACGCTCAAATTACACCGAGAACCCTCCTGTGGAAATCCTGTATGTGCAAGGCGGCTCACAGAACATAGACCCGAGCAAATATAAGTCATCAGAACTGCACCTGCCTGTCAACGGCACACTCGGTTATGACGGCAACACATTTGAGGGCGAGGTAGATTATGATGAGAAACAGGCTCGCCGCTATGTGGCTGATGATATGGGCTTGTCGGTTCGCCGCCTTGACAAGACCCTTTCATCGCTCGCTGAAGATAGCCTTGATTGCTCTTCGATCTACCCCAAACGTGTCGGGCGAGTGACTGAGGTCATAGTGGCCGACAAGGATAATAATTTCTATGACATCATAGATACCACCATTCCTGACAATCTCAATTTTGAAGACTGTCTCATCGAGGGGGAGACGATGACAATCATCTTTCAGGACGGAATGCTTGCAGGTAAGGAATTTGAGGTAAAATACTATCATAAGACTGTCACGATAAACGGCAAGACTCGCAAAGCGAAGCGGTTTGAAATCGTGCCACAGGAAATTGACGGTCAGACAATGCCGAATGAGACCTTTGCCCCTGTAAACGGCAATTCTTACGCCGTGTTCCACTGTGCGCTGCCTGAATCATATATCAATGCCCACAAGACATCATCAGACCCGAAAACAGGCGCAGAGTGGGATATGATGAGAGAAGCCGTCCGTTATCTCTATGACAACGAGGAACAGTCTTTCACTTTTTCGGGAACGCTTGACGGTGTGTGGGCAAAAAAAGATTGGAACAATATCGGTGGGCGTATCAGGCTCGGCGGCTATGTTTTGTTCTCTGATGACAACTTTCAGAAAGAGGGTGTACGCATCAGAATTATCGGTATCAAGGACTACATCAACAATCCGCACAGCCCCGAAATAGAATTGTCTAACAATACCGTTTCGGCAGGTTTCAGCACCACTATTCAGAACCTGACAAGCCAAGAGGTTCTAACCGAGGAATATCATAAGGAAGCCTTGCAGTTCACTAAGCGGCGTTGGCGTGACGCAAAGGAGACAATGACAATGCTATCCGAAGCAATGCTTGATAACTTCTCGCAGTCAATCAATCCGATAACCGTTCAGACAATGCAGATGCTTGTTGGCGATGAGAGTTTGCAGTTTCAGTTTGTCAACAACACAGACAATCCGCAGCGCGTCTCTCATAACATAACGTATGACACAGCCAACAAACAACTACATTGCCCTGCTGGGCTGATACAGCACCTGACCCTCGGCATTAAGTCTCTATCTTCTGCACACGCAAGTAACGAATATCTTTTTTGGCAAGTAAGCGAATATCTGAGCGGTCGCCTTGAAGACACCGAAGCGAAGTATTATCTGTATGCAAAGGTTCAGATCTACGACAAATCATCAGGGGCAAAGAATGGCTCAGGAGAATTTATTCTGTCAGAGAGCGCGAAAAAAATGCAAGCCGAAGACGGCTTCTATTATCTGTTGCTCGGTGTTCTGAACAGCGAATATGACGGAGACCGCAGCTTTGCGACCCTGTATGGATTTACAGAGATACTGCCGAGCCGCGTCACGACTGACAGGGTCGTTTCGGGAGACGGTCAAAGTTATTTCGATATGGTTGCCAATGCTCTTAAACTTGGCGAAAAACTCGCGTTCAATGTGGACGGCGATAATGAGCTGCTTCTTCGTGGCACACTCGTTCAGTCACAGAGCGGCGACAAAAGCACTATTGGCTGTTATCGCGGCGTATATAACCCCTCATACACTTATTTTAATGGAGATGAGGTAACATACGATATTGAGGGTTGCACGTCTCTGTACCGCTATATCAACGCCACGCCATCATCAGGTCACGCTCCGACCGAAACGCTCTATTGGCAGGTTCAGGCAAAGGGCAGCAAGGGCGAAGACGGCAAAGACGGTATGGACGGCATAAGCCCCAACACCGCCTATAAAAGCACTGTATTCATCAGACAGAACGGAACACCTGCCACACCGTCAGGCGGCTCATACTCTAACCCTGTACCCGCAGGGTGGTCTGACGGCATACCTGCAGGGGAACTGAAATTGTGGGCTTCAACTCGCATATTCTCATCTGACGGCAAAGCACCGCAACAGGCGGCGTGGTCTTCCCCACGACAGATGACAGACACGGCCGACTTTGATGTTGAATTTTCATCAGAGCCGAACCCCTCCGCGCCTGTCGGCCACCCGAACACCAACGCTCAGTGGAGCAATGAATCTGATGAGACAACCATGTGGATGGCAACCTCGCGTAAGACAAACGGCGTGTGGGAAGATTGGCAGATGCAGAAGATCAAAGGCGAGCGTGGCGAAGACGGCACGTCCATTAAGGTCAAGGGAACGTGCTATGGAATATTCGACACACGCGCCGACTATCTTGCTGCCGTCACTGTCAGAGGTCAATATTACCTGATACATCACGATGAGGTTCTGAACGCTGATTGCGTCAGGGTTTTCACATCATTAAGAAACCTTGTCGGCGTTGGATACAGAACCACATACAACATAGCCGAAGAGGGCGAAGCGTGGGTTCTGAACTCTGACGGTCATCTCTATCTTGCCAATCAAGAAATCGGGTGGCAAGACATCGGTCAGTTCAAAGGAGACAAGGGCGCAACAGGAGCAAACGGCAAAAATGCCTATGTTCACATCAAGTTTGCAAACTCTCTGACAGTGAACGATTGGACGGCAAACAACGGCGAAACGCCTGGTGCTTACATTGGCATTTACGCTGACAACAATGTCGCCGACCAACTTGTGTGGGGACTGTATCAGTGGTCTAAATGGCAAGGACAGGACGGCTACGGCTACGAGTTCATTTATAAACGGACAGCCGAAGAGACCGCCCCTGCAACTCCGACAGACATCAGCCAAGCCGAAGATTTCGTGCCGAGCGGTTGGTTTGACAACCCTCCGAGCGTCACAGAGAGCGAGCCGTGCTGTTGGGTCTGCTACCGTATGAAGACAGACGGTAAGTGGGGCGCATTTGTTGGGTCGGCTGAAGACCCCACGAAAGCCGCTCTGTGGGCGCGTTATGGCAAAACAGGAAACACAGGGGCAAAAGGAGATTACTACGAACACCGTTACTGTCGCAGCGGCTCATCTGTTACTGCGCCAGACATCAGCAAAACAAGCCGCACACCGTCAGGGTGGACTACAACGCTGCCGTCTGTTCCTGTCGGGTGGTATCTTTGGATGACAACCGCAAAAATATCAGGGAGGACAAACGCCTTGATAGGTTCGTGGTCGACTCCTGTCAGAGTAACAGGACTGAACGGCTCTAACGGAAAGGACGGCGCAGACGGACTTTCCCCTGCACTGAACTACCGAGGTGTTTATGACCCCTCGGCACGATATTATGGCAACCGATACAGGGTGGACGCTGTCAAAGGCTCAGACGGCAAGTATTATGTTGCCCGAACTGACGCTTCTCCCGATTATGCGAATAACGAGACATTCAATGTTGCGCCGCCTGACACCTCAAAGTGGAACCCATTCGGGGCAAACTTTGAGAGCGTAGCCACGCAGTTGCTTTTGGCAGAAAACGCCAACATCGCAGGTTGGATTTTCCGTAACGGTCGGCTTGAAAGTGAAGCCGTAAATAAAGAAGGTCAGCCTATGATGTACTTGAACGGCACAAGGGGCGAAGCCCGAATTAATGGTATCATTCAGTTATCAACCGCATATTCGGGTAATATTTCTGACGCAAATCTCTTTTGGCTTCCTCGGCAGACATCAGTCAAAAATATGTCGATGGGATATGAAAAAGAAGATCTTGGCAAAGTGGTGCGACTGTTTAATTCGGGCAACATCGGTGACGCTCATTATAATATACACTGTACGACATTCAAACACTCAGGTAATTTTACAGACGCAACACAAGGTTACTATGTCCGTGTTATGCCTAAGGAGGTTGTCGAACTGACTTTTTTCAAAT